CATCGAGGCGGTGCGCTCGTTATCGGCGGATCATTTCGAAGGGGTCGGTCCGACACAGGTCATCGACAAGCTGAAGAAGCCTGACCAATACATCGACTATCCGCAGGTCCAGACGCTGATGGCGAACCTCGCCAGAGGCGGCGAGATCCGCAAGCTCGGCGCCGGACGCTATCTGCCGCTTAGGTCTGCCGGATCTCAACGCCAGTAGGTGAGTGCCCCGCTGGTGACAGACTGCGTACCGGCACACGCGGTGGTCAGGTAGGTCGGGCAGTCCCAAATCTTCATCGATTCGATATAGGCGTCCACCGGATTGATGGACTCATAGTTGGGACCGCCGGTGCCGCCGTTGTTGCCCGCCCACACGACGGCATAATTGAAGAATTTGGTCCTATCGGTGCGGTAGCCGGTCGCGTCGGCCGGAGAGATGTATTGGCAGCCATCCAGCACGCCGTCGGTGAAGAGACATTTGGTGAAGTTGGTCTTGAGGTCGCTCGTCACCAGCACGCCGAATGTGTGGTAGACGGTATAGTCGGTGTGGGTGACGATCTGCTGGTTTATCTGATTGCAGGTTCCCGTCGTGCACCAGTCACGCATGCCGGCGCTGTTGTTCCAACCGGAGCCGAAGTTTGAGTCCGAGTTGATCTCGATATAGTCGACCTCGATGCCGCCGACCTTTGGCTCGCCGGCACCGCCCATTTGCCACCAGGCGAACGGAATGTCTGTGCCGAGCTGGCCCTGGTTCAGGCTATAGAGCGGCAGGCGAAAGGTGATTTCCGCGTACATCTCTTGCGGCAGGTTTTCGGTCCCGGGCGAGGCCGGCTGCGGCCACCCGGACTGCACTCCTCCTTTGTGATGCAATGTCGGGTAGGCGAGCTCGACAGGACGAATTGCGCCAGTCGACGCAGAGTCGCCGCGCAGGTACTGGAGATGCAGCACCTGTGTTCCACCGTCCTGCTCGATGGTGACGCGATCGCAGGGCACCGGTACGCCGGTATAGGCATAATAGGCTTGAAACGTCCGCGGGCCGGTGGCGCCACAGCCATCAAGAAACTTGTCGACGTGGTCAAACTGACCACCGACCTTGGTGAAGTCGGCATTAAGCACGCAATGCGAGAACCCCGCCTCTGCCGCGATCGATGGCATGTCTGCCGGATCGCCTTTGTCGCAAGCGCTTCGGGTCCCCCAGGTTCCGGGCACGGTTTGCGCCTGGGCCGTCGCTGAGACACCCACCAGCAGCAAGGCCGCAACGATAGACAGCAGAAAAGTGCGCATCGCAATCATTGGGCTACTCTCTGGAAAGGCTATCGAAAGTGCTGCTCGAGGATGCCGAGGGCGGCGATCAGGATCCCCGAGGCGGCTTCCTGGCTGACCCGGTGGCCGCTCCAGCCCTGCTCGAGCGCCCATTCCTTGACCGAGCGCTCCCAGCCGACGACGTGCCACAGGACGGAGCCGCCGGGTGAGCCGATGCCGCCGACGGCCAGGATGGCACCCCACACCCGCTCGCGCGCTGCCTCGATCCCGGTGCCGCGGCTGGAAGGCGCGGGACTGCCGCGGGAGGGTAATCTGGTCATGTCGCTGGCGCGCAGCGGATCGAGTTGCGCTAAGCGGAAATAGTTGCGGAAGATGTCGCCGGCGCGGCGCATCTCGGCAGTGATCGAGCCGCGCCGCTCCATCGTCTTGAGTGTGTCGATGGCGCGGCGACTGGTCATACTTTCGCCAGCCTTCGCCCAATCCGACTTTGCATCCGGTGCGAGCGTCGCGACACGCGGCCGAGCTCGTCGGGCTTGGTGATCTGTGTCCATTGGCCGTCGGGCAACTCGATCCCGAGGTAGCCGCCCGACAGCAACGCCGGCGCCGGCGCTCTCAGGCGGCGCATTGCGTCATAGGGGCCAGGCCCGCCGGTGAAGTAAGCCGGGTAGCAGAAATCGGTGAGCCGCACCGTCGGCCAGCGGTGTTTCGCATAGCCATTGCGGTCGGCCTCGACCGCGTCGCAGACTTCCTGCAGGCAGTGATATTCACTGTAGGGAGCCGGCAGCGGCAGGATCGTGTTGGCGTCGGAATCGGCGAGCATCTCGAGGAGCTCGTGCGTCAAGTCGATCGTCCACGCCTCGCCATATTGCATGGCGTCCGCGGCAAAGACCTTGCCCTCGGGTGTGCCGGTGTCGTCGTCGTGGTAGCCGCCAGCGCCGGGCACATCGGTGGTGTCGAGGATGTAGAGCGGCCAGCCGGCGGAACTCGGCACCGCAGCGCGAAGACCGGCGAAGTGCAGCGTCGCGCTGAACTGCCAGTGCGGTGCAAAATCCTCGAGGACCTGCGCTTGAAAGGCCGGGATGCAGGCCTTGATCTCCGCATCGGTGAGAACCGTGCAGCGGTTGACGATGACGATGTCGGTCATTGCGCGTCCTTACTGCGGGTAAACTGCGGTTACCGGCGGCATGGTCTTGACGAGCAGCACCAGCAGGTCGAGGACGGCGAGGCCGAGCGCGCCCATCAGCAGGTAAGGGTTGAGCTCGCCGGCGGCGCGGTCGAGACTGCGGGCCAATTTGCGCATCGCTAGCCTCGCATGGTCATGGACAAAGATCTTGGTCTGGCTGATCGGCGGCGCCCTGGTCGGCTTACTCGCTTGGCTTGCCGGTCAATACCTGGACCCGCATCTCGGTGGCACCGTCCTCGAGCGCCCCCTCGGCGTGGTGATGGCCGGCGAGGATGTAGTATTTGCCCTGGCGCTCAATGACGAACGGCGTCTCGTCGCCTTGCCCGTGCTGACGAAAATCGGCCGCGTCGTCCTCGACCCGCTTGTCGTCGACCACGCGTTGGGTCGCGACGAGATCAGCCATCGGTACAGTGCGGGTTTCAGTTTTCGGCAGCTCGCCCCGTGCCATGGCGTCACGAATCAGCTGCCAGGCTATGTGCTGAACGTCTGCCTCCGTGACGTCGGGGGCCAGCGGCAGCTCGGGCGGCTCCGCGTTCTCTGGGGCAACATGGCCACTGGTCTTCGCAGCGGCGTCTTCGAAGAACCGGCAGTGGCCATTGGGCGAGATCTCGCCGCGCACTAAGGTGCAGCGGGAGGCCTCGCCATCGACCGGGTGCGGGACGTAGTCCGCCTCGTCCTGGCTGATCGTGTCGCCGGCTTTGCTAACGATGCCGCTGATCAAGCGCCACGGCGGCGGCAGGTCTACAGCTTCTCCCAGCCCTCCAGCCGCAGCTCCTGCGCCAGTTGCTTGGCCACGTACTGCGCCCGCCCGGCGAAGAAGTGCTCGAGCCTCCTCTGCAATCGGGTCTTGGTCTGGTCCAGCAGGGCGATGTTGCGGCGGCTCTCCCGCCGCTTGGCGAAGAGGGTCGTCGGCGACTTTGCCTACCCCGTCCTGGTCGGCGATTTTCTTTGTGCCGGCGCGTTGTTTGCCGTTCGGTTTACCACCTGCTCCGCCGGCTTCGGCGCCGCCCTCGGGCTTCGGCGGTTTCTGCCGGTTTTTGCCGTTTGTCGCCGGCGGCGATTTTTCCGGCGATTTTTGGCCGGGGTTGGCGGCCGCCGGCGGGCTCGGCTTTTTACCCTGCTGCGTGCTCGAAGTTGGCGGTTTTCCTGGTCCCCCGGGTTGAACGTTTTGCCCATTTTGACCCGGCGCGCCGCGCGGTGGCGGCAGCATCGGCATGATCGGCTCGGGCGGGTTGAGGATCGAGTCGAGCGTCACCGGACCGGTGCCGGTCTTGAACAGGACCTCGTCGCCGCCTTCGACCGGGTCCATGCCGAGCTGGTCGCGCGCCTCGTTGAGCGTGTAGATGCCGCCGGCGGTCAGATTGACCAGCATGTTGGCCTGGTCGGTCGGATCGATCGGCTTAATATCGCTCCAAGCAAACTCGAGATCCGGGTGGCCCATGCGGCGCTGGATCACATGATCAACGAGCCGCTTGACCCAGCCCATCAGGGGTGCGAGGCCCTCTTCCAGCGCGGCTTCCTGCGCGGTCTCGGCGGTCGCTCGGTTGACCTGGCGGGTGAACGCGGTGGGCGGCAGCGAAAACGCAAAGCAGATGACCCGCGCGCGCCATTCGTCGTAATCGTCCTTTAAGGGCGGTTCCTTGATCGACTGGTACTTGGCGCCCTCGGGTCCCCATAAGAGCTTGGTGCGCTCGGCGGTGTTGCCGGCCAGTTTGGAATCGAACCAATCCTGGAACTGCGCGATCTGCTCACCGGTCCAGCCGTCCGGCGCATTGACCATGCCGGCGGGGATGTTGCCGACGGTGAAGTGCTGCAGCTGCATCACGCCGCGGCGGATGCTGGTGTTGATCGTCAGCACGATCTGCTCCACCGGGCTGTTGCCGCACCACGCCGGTTTGCCATTGCGGCGGACATAGACGATGCCGTTGGGGACCGTCACGCAATGAACCGTGCCGCTGTACCAGCTTTGCGATGCCCGCACCGACATCGCCGAGGAATACCGCACCGACACGACATAACTGTCGCGCACATTCGCGGGACGTCCGCAGATCATCGCCTTGCCCGCCGTGCGGCGGTGTCTCACCGAAGCCGACCACCCTAATTTCTGCGCCAGTTCGACGAGCTGATCGGCAAGGCGGCAAGAAGTCGTCGTAATCCGAGTGGCGGGCTGTCCGGCTCTGTTACCTCTGCCGCTCTTATTGGGCCGAGCTTCCAGGCAACCGTCGCCGAGCACGAAATGATCCCAGAACAGCCGGATCTGCCGCGGCGTTGCATCCATGATCTCAGTCGGCACGAACTTCTCGTGCGCGAGGCCGAACTGTCGAAAGTGCTGGGTCAGGCAGTACCGTGGAAACACGAACGCGCGGCCATCATGTTGCGCCGGCCCGCGCAATACTCGCGCCGCCAACCGAGAATAGGCTACGTAGCCCCTTGACCCTGGGTGCTGCGAAATTTCGATGCCGCCTTGTGCTCTAACGTTCCCCTCAGCGAGATAGGCACCCAGCAACGCGCAGTAGTCGTCGCCGCTGATCACAACCGGCTTTTCGCCGCCACGGTGGTGCAGATACTCAAGTGGCCTCGTCGTACCGTCAGCGTAGTGCCGCAACACGGCAACCATTGCGCGTGGCTCGGCAATCGCAAAACGCTTTTCGCCGACCTCGACACCTTGCCACTGCGAGGTCATCGGGATCTTGATTGCGCGATTGAGATGTGCGGCAAGATCTCCGGCTGAGACAATTGCCTCGCCGGCAATTCCACCGCGCTGGCCATTGCGATCGCCCTTGCCACCGCCGAGCGCTCGCGGCAGCGACGTCACCAGCATGCGGTGCTCGGGTGTCACCTGCAGATCGACCGCGCGCGAATGGAAGCGGTAGATCGGCCCATCGTGGGGCTTCGCGATAAGATGCGTCGGCCGCTGCCATTCGAATGCTTTGGTCGCCATATTGCGAGTGGCGACCTCGTCCGCCAGCGTCACCGCTGAAATCTTCAGCCAGCCGCGGCGGGTCAATACCTCCATATCGGGAGTGTAGCAGAAGCCGTAGAGGTGATCGGCGCGCGGATTGCGCGGGAAGTAGATCAGCTGTTGATCGGTAAACTGGTTGAAGACCTCGCCTTCTTCGGTATTGGTGCGGGTCCCGTCCTCAAGCAGCACCCATGGCCGCCCGTGGATGATCTGCTCGAAGGCCGGCGCTGGCGGCCGCGGCCGCCGGCCGGTGTCATCGATCAAAACCTTGATCGTGGCGCCATCAATGATGTCGAGGCCGATGATGTCACCACCGCGGTTGAGCCGCGGCTCGATCGCCGGTGCATCGGTGACCAGCACCTGATCGGTCAATTCGCGCAGCCAGGTGGCGAATGGCGTGATCCCATCCGGGTATTGCCAGAACGCGGTCAGCTGCTGGATGCGCTTGTCGGTGCCGGCCTTCTTTGCCGCGTCTTCGTCGCGCTGCTTGATGGCCCAACCAAGCTTCTCGACCTGGTCCTTGCGCGTCTCGATGCAAAGCCGGGTGATGTCGTCATTGGCCAACCACTTGAGCTCGGGAAAGCCGATCGGCTCAAACGAGCGTGGCGTATAGATGTAATTGATGCCGACCGGAAAGTTGTAACGGCGGGTGCGCTCGTAATCGACCGGCACCAGTGGATAACCCGGTGCAAACAATCCGCCCGATGGCTGAAAGACCGGCGCGAACTGGTTGATGTCGCCATTGGTCACCGGACGGGGGCTGCCAGCAGCACCACCGCCTTGGCTCCAGGCGTAGCTCGAGACCGGCGCGCCTTTGCCGCGACCGCGGAATGGCGCCATCAGTGTGTTGACCATGCCGACAAGCGAGGTCTGGGTTCCACCGCGCGGCATGTCAGGTCTCGGTATTGCGGCTGTTGATCATGTTGAACCACTCCACCGATCCTGGCTGCGGCACTGGCGCCGGCCGCGCCTGCTCGCGCTGTTGCGCTTCGCGTTTCGCCTGTTGCCGGTACAGTTCGAAAATTCCCTCGCCGGGCATTGGTGCGACGAGCAGATCGCTAAAGGCCCACACCAGCGCGTCGACGCGGTCGGGCGAATAGCCGAGCGCGACGCGGTCCAAATCGATCGTGAAGGCGCACATCTGGTCTTCGAGCGTCGGGAAGGTGCCGACGTGGTGCATGCGGCCCTGCTCGTAGAGTGCGGCCACTGGCTCGGCGCGCATCACCTTGCCGCGCGAGGCATGCACGGCCTTGAACGAGATATTCTTGTCGACCATGCGCAGCGTGGCTTCGACCATGTCGCCGCCGTTATTGACCTCGGCGACGATGCGGTCGGCCTTGTGCTTGCGGTACAAACCAATGGCCGTGTTGGCCCACTCGATCGGCGTGTAGCGGCCGGAACTGTCGTCGAGCACATAGCCGTGCCCCTCGGCGTCCTTGCCGGCGACGATGATGCCGGTCTCGTCGGAATCCTCGCCCGAGGTCACCGCCGGGTCGATCGCCACGACAATGCGGACGAGCTCGGGCACGCTCCTATAGGCGGGCCAGCGCAGCTCCTCGAGGCGCGCGCGGTTCCATAAGGCGCCGGGGACATCGTCGAGGACCTCGGCATCTAGTTCCTGACGGCCCAATCGCGTGCCCTCGTACTTGCTGATGATCTGTTGCAGAAAGGCTGGTGCTAGATTGTCCCGGTTGGCGTAAGTCGAGCCGCGGACCACGACCGTTGTCGGGTCGGCCAGCAGCTCGCGGATGATCTTGACGGGCTTTGGTGTCGTGGTGACGACGACGCGCGGATCATTGCCGAGACGAAGCCCGAACATCAGCATGTCCCAGGCCTCGGGATAGCGCCAGGTGGCGATCTCGTCGCACCAGGCGAGGTCGTGCTGCGGACCGCGCAGGCGCTCCGGCTCGTCGGCGCTGTAGGTCGTGGCGATCGCGCCGTTGGGCCAGGTCAGTCGCCGCTTTGACGGCTCGTAAACCGGCCGCTCGGTTTCGTGACCGACGGCGAGCAGACCGCTTTCACCCTCCACCATGACGTCACGGGCATCGGCCGCGGTTGCCGCGACCAGCGCGATGCGCCGGTGGCCGTGGCGATTGACTCGATCGTGGATGTACTCAGCGCCGGTGCGGGTTTTGCCAAAGCCGCGACCGGCCAACAGCAGCCAAGTACGCCACTCGCCAGGCGGCGGCAGCTGTTCTTCACGCGCCCAATATTTCCACCGGCGCGCCAGAAGTTGGCGTTGGACATCACTCAGTTTGTGGAGGAATTGCTTGCGCAGCGCTGGCGGCGAGTAGGCGATCGATTTTGCGATCGAGATCGTCTTCGGCATGTCTGATTTCGATTGGGTCCCCGCCCGCGAGCCCGGTGTGCGCATGGATGCTGACCTCGCGCAGGCCCATGCGGGTTTTGGCAAAGAAGATCAGCAGCGTTGCTTCTGTCCGCGGGTCTTTAATGCCGCCATCGCGTCCGAGCATGGTCGCGGCGATCCTTTTACCGGCCAGCAACTTCAGTTGGGTCGCACCCGCGGCGATCTCTTCCTTGAAATACTTGCGCAATGTCTTGGGGTCGATCGCCTTGCCGCTCTCAGGGTTTTTGATGATGCGGCAAATGTCGGTTTCCGGGATGCCAAAACCGATCAAGAGCTCGACGTTCTCGCTCTGCTCGGCGGTCGGCTCAAAGGCACGTCGAGGCATTGGCACTGCATAAGTTGTTGAAACAAAAAAGCCGACGGTCTTCCGGGCGCCGGCTGTCGTTCTCAGAGAAAGCGAGTTCGATCGATCGCTTCTGGGTGCTCGAGCAAGTAGAGCATCGCCAGCCTGACGACGTGCGGGATCTCGACGCCGGGCCTCTCGTAATTCTGTACACACCGCCACGTGCGATCCAACGCCGTGCCGGCCTCACGCTGTGTCAGACCGAGGCGCTCGCGCCACTCAAAAAAGGTCAGCTGCTGCTGCGCACGTTGCATGCCGCCGCGAAGAATAGCCGGTCATCCGCCGGGACGCAATATTTTCGTGCTAACACGCCGCGTTTACCATCTATACCAGTGGACGGAGACGAAATTTTTTCGTATGATGCGCGGCATCAGAAACCGGAGCACACCGATGAAAACGACAGACCGCGTTCTTGGATTTGAGGAGTTTCAGCGCACCCGCACGCCATGCGCCGATCTCGGTCAGGCACTCGCCGACGCCCGTTGGCCGGTCAAAGGCCCGCCGGGCAAGGGCTTTCTCTACTGCTGCGGCGAACCCGACAAGGACGGCTATCGCGGCGGCCTTTACATCGAGGAGATCGCCTGTCATCCGCCGACCTCGACGAATGGCGCGCGCCAATATCTCCTGATCATCGGCAACTATGAGAGGGTCAGCGAGGACCTCGCCGCGCTTGAACTCGACCTCTACGACTTCGCAGTCCGCGAGGGCTACTGCGACAAGCAGACCGGGGAGACCTCACCGCAAGCTGGCGATTTCACGATGAGGCCGATGACCGAGGTGTCGCAAGACCCGGTGCACGAGACGGATGTCGACGCCATGGTCGACGCCGCCTTTGCGGCGCTGGCAGCACTACACCCCGAGTGCACGAGCGGAGACATGAACCCAGAGGTTCTGCACCGCGTGCGCGAGGTTCTCCGGGCCGCCGCTGAACATTCGGTCGAGGTCAACCAGTGAGCCCACAGGACCATCCCGTCACCCTTGATTTTATCGCTGGGCAGCTACAGCGCGTGCTATCGGAGTTGCGCACGCTGCGCGACGATGTCGATGTGCTGAGCGAAATCGCCCGCCGGCACGACGCCAGCTTTGACCGGCTCGAAGAGCGGCTCGACACCGGCCTAGCGGGAGTGCGCAGTGAGATGCGCGAAATCCGCGCTGAATTGCGGGCGATGAACCGCCAGCAGCAGCGCACCGCTGCACGCGTGCGCGCCGTTGAAGAGCGGTCGACATGACACCGGCGCGATCGAGCCGGACGCCTAACGCGCACAACCGCGAATGCGGTCGAGGATCCATCGCATGACCGGCGCGGCCATGCTGTTGCCGATGGCGCGGTAACGCGGTCCATCGGCGGCCGGCTTGCCGCGGAATTCGATCGCCGTCCAGTCGGCAGGCAGTCCCTGCAGCCGCTCGCACTCGCGCGGCGTCAGCCGCCGCGGGGGCGCTACCGACAGTGGATCGGCGACCACGGCGTCTTCATTGCCCTTTTGTCGGTATTGGTGGACGCAGCCGCCGCCATGACCGCCGCTGAGCGGCGGGGCGACGTTGAGCGGTCTCGATTGCCGGTTGCCGCCAAAGGCAAGCAGCAGATCCTGGTCGCCCTTGTCGGCGTCGGCCGACAGCGGCGTCACGACAGCTGGTGCGCCATCCTTGCCGCGCGTGAAATGCGACGCCTTGAACACCAGAGGGGCGGCATCGCCCTTGCCCGAGAGTCCCGACTGCGCCTTCAGCGGCGCGCCGCAGCCGTTGCGGACAAAGCGGCTCTCAAACGCGATTGCCGGCGCGTGACCTGCGGCCGCCAAGGGATGGCATGGGCCACCGGGTTTTGGCTGGCTGCGGTTCTCGGGGTGCGTGATCTGCGTCGTATCGAAGGCGATTGCCTGCCCGTTTGCGCCAGTGTTGGCCGTTCGCAGAGCGTAGGCGATCGCCGGCGAGCCGTCCTGGTCGAGGCTCATCGCCGGATCGCCGGCGCGGCCGATGCCGCCACCGTGCGTGGTGCTGCTGCCGCTTGCGCGAAGAGGCACAGCCGCAAGGTTTCCGGCAATGTCTTGCCTCGCGTCTCGGCGCGGCGCAGGATCCCGGCGCAGGCTTTGGCGCTCAAATAGAACCGCTGCGGCAGCTCGCCAGTCTCCAAGACATCCGACAATGAACAGGCGTCGGCGGCGCTGGGGCACTCCGAAGAACTGAGCGTCCAGAATTCGGTAGGCGAACCCATACCCGCATTTTGCCAGCGCCCCGAGGATGGCGCCAAAGTCGCGCCCCGCTCCCGACGACAACAGACCGGGGACGTTTTCGAAGACAACCCAGCGGGGTCGAATTCGGCCAATAAGGCCGAGGGCGACAAAGGCCAGGTTGCCACGCGGGTCATCCAGGCCTTGGCGCTTGCCGGCGACCGAGAACGATTGGCAGGGCGAGCCGAAGACGACGAGGTCGACCGGCTCAATGGCGGCAGGTTTGATTTTTCTGACATCACCAAGGTTGAGAAGGTGGGGAAAGCGCTCGGCCAGCACGGCTGACGCGAACGGGTCGATTTCGGCGCACCAGCGCCAGTCGATCTTGGGTGCTGCGGCTTCGGGCGCGCCGATGCCGCTGAACAACGTGCCGCCGGTGAGCTTGTGCAATTATCCCACTCGTTAAGGTTGTTTCCCAGTGGACGGAGACGAAATTTTTTCGTATCGTGCGCGGTACAGAAACCGGAGCACACCGATGAAAAGCGAGGGGGGCGGCAGCGTTTTTTTCGGGAGGTCTTCAATGGCTCTTCGCAACGACCCGACCCGCAAGGGTCAACTCGCCGCTCCCAAGCGGCTCTTTGGCGAGTACCACCGCTATGCGGTGGCGCCGGTTCACACGCGCTTCGGCGCGGTCGAGTGGATCGTGTGGGACGCCCACACCTGGGACGCCCACGGCGTCAACCCGGCCGTCATTCGGCAGGCCTCAACCGAGGCCGAAGCCGTTGCCGGCCTCGACGACATCATGCGTGTGATCGCGCCGAACCTGACGCTGGTCAGCCGCATTGGCATTGACAGCGCCCTGAATACCTAAAGACCGAACGGCCGCCCGGGGATCCCTAAGCGGCCGTTCAAAGTCCTCGGACCTTGAGGCGAAGCCGAGGGCGCCTTGATCTCCCGTTCCAAAGGAAATCGCCGCAGCCTACCCCTTCCCCCTTCACACGAGCAATCGCTATGAACGATATCCTCGACGACATCCTTACCAGCACCAGAAAGCTGCACCGCCTGCTGAGCTACGCCGATGCGCTCACGCACGGCATCCGGCGCATGGGGCACATCGAGGTCTACCG